CTCAACACCAATCGGTTCTTCATCCCGTAACACGTAACCCCAGAAGTCTGACACCACGGCCCACATCGAATCGAAATACTCTTTATTGCGGCTGACAAAGGCTGACTCCCATTTATTATTGCCAAAAATTACTGACATATACGCGCCGTTAACATCAGCTAAGTGCATATACGTTTGAATTTGTGGCATATAATATTCAATAACCTTATCCATGTTGCTCATTGCATTGGTGTGCTTGGCTTCAACAATAGAATTTAAATTTGTTTCAGTCATAGCATCTATTGTACCTCTAACTGGTACATCATTTATTAATTGCTCAAACTCACACTGATGATTGTTTAGTATTGTATCGTACTCATGCTCAAAGAACTCTAAGTTTAAGTCCTCAGTTGCAATACCTAACTGCACTGCAATGTTACGGCTTAAGTCTGCTGGCTTTTCTCTGCCAGTTTTAACCTGCCATAGCTCAAGCCAATGCCCTTGCATGATGCGAACACAATCTGATCCACCTATAAATCCACGTCTTTCCATTTGGTTCTCCTGTTCCTAATGTTATACTACTGCTTATGCGCAGTAGGTGCAAGCTGATACTTTGCAAAGTCCTCCTCTGTTAGATGCTGTTCTTCAATTAATTTTTTCTTGTGTGGACCCTCTAAATACAATTCTGAAACGGGCTTGCCTGAGCGTATTCTCTTAGCGTTCAGCACGTAAGGGTCCAGAGCATTGCTTCTTGGCTCTGTACTAGCCTCTCCGTGGCTCTTAGAGGCATTTCTAATAGCATCAATAAACTCTTTAACTGATGGTACTGTTCTTGTCTTAGCAGACTGAGTTACCTCTTTCGCTGTGAGGGCGACGAGGGAACTCATCTGCTCTTGATTTATTTTGCTTGGAATATTTCTATTAACAGACTCAATAATATCCATAGCTACAATTGTAGGTTCAAGATCGCGTGGCATATTAAACCTAGTAGCAATGTCATTCTTAAACCATTGCTTAAGAAGAGCTATGCGTTGATCATAATTCACTGAGCCACCCCGCTACCTTCTTGGTTTCTTTCTTCTCTGATTCAAGATCATCTTCCCATCGCTCTGCATTAAGCCAAGTCGAGGGATGGGGAATGTATTGTTTCTCTGTTCCCATATCTTCGCAGTGTTGTGCGTATTTAATTGCGCATTGAATAATATCATTGGGATCAGCAAAGGCTAAAGCCCTACCGAACGCAGTACGTGCAGCGCCTTTGCCAATGCGTCTTGGATACGCTTGCCAAAAGGCAATGAAGAAGGGGGAGTTTTTTGAAGCGGCAGCTTTTGCCGCAGAAGTTAGGTTACTATTAGTACCCTTACTTATATCTAGCTTAGTAATATTACTTACTACTTCGTCGGCACATTCTGCCGAACCATTTTCTTTTGTCATCTCTTCCTCCATGCAAGTGAGAATATAAATACTAGATTTATTCGGGCGTCTTGTTATTCGAATGTATCCATTGTCTGATAGCCAGATCAATGATGTTCGTATTGTTCTTTCGGATAAAGCTGTATCTTTTGATAGCGTTTGCTGAGAAGGAAAGCATCTTCCTTCAGCGTTACTGTAAGACGCTAATGAAATGAGGATAACTTTAGCAATAGAATTTTCTATTTGCGTTAGCGCAATGTCTGCTATAAGATCATAGTTAATCATGATACACCATGGTTATGAGTTGGTTCTCCACCTATTCATTTTAGTTCCTTCCTGAACTGGGACGCAATCTCCTCCATGGGTTGCGTCCCTTTTTTATATCAGGTTAATTATCTGTAGGCCACAAATCTTTGTTGTTGACCAAGCTGTAGTGTCCGACCCTTCGGTTATCCCCTACATCTAGTCGCTCACATTCAATAGGCCAGCCATCTTGCTTTAGTTCATAGACCCTAGCTGCCAACCTAAACGTGCCATAAAAATTTAAAGCATCCATAGGTGTGAGTGACATACCTTTCTTTAGATAAGAAAGTATCGCTTCATTCTGTGTTTCCATTACTTTTCTCCATTAACTTTTCAAACACTTCTGATTTAAGTATTACAATTGTCTGTGGTTCTCCGTTCCTCCTCTTATAAATTGCTAAGTCCCTGTTATCTAACACAGTAAAAGGACTAGGGAATCCTGACTTGTCTCTGTACTTTACTTCAGCTACCAGTTCGTGTCCCATGAGTTCGAGCTTGATGTCTCCGCTATACTCTCCTCCCAAAGCTCCTGAGAGGGGCTGGCGTTTCGCTTTGATCCCGATTTTCTTGAGCCACTCCACGATTTTTCTTTCGTGATAGTATCCTTTAGACTTATTTTTGTTTGCCATCTATCACCTTCATAGCAGTCTAAGCATATGATCCAATGCTTCTGCTTGCTTCGCTCATGTCCATTCTTAAGTAAGGCAACAAAGTATTTAACCATATGCTCACATGAGTCACAGGTTGCTTGGCCTCTTTCTAACTTCGACTTCGTACCCAAGTGCATCTAACCAGCACATCAGCATGAATCCAGAAGGGATTCTTTTGTGTGCTTCCCATTTATGAATCAATGATACAGTACATCCTATGTTATGCGCCAGTTCTTCTTGGCTTAAACTTTGATCTGATCTTGCGTATATCAATTCCTGTACCAGATTCTTGTAATGATCTGGTATACTCACGGGACTTTTTAAGTGCATGAAGTTTTTCAAGGGCAGTCATTACCTTATGTGCTGTGTCATGTCTAAGCTCTGTTCTCCCATTGATAGTTCTATAAAACGTAGACGTTGGGATACCTGCTTGCTTAAACGCATGAAGAAGATCAATGCCAGATTCATTTGACATTGATTGCAGTAATTCTAAATATGATTTCATGCTGCACACTTGCAGTATATTTAATCAACAGTCAACTAGCTGATGTATTCATCGTAATAATCTCTAATGATTTCAGTTATATGCTCACTGATTGAACGACATTCTATTCTAATAGCTTCATCTACTAACCATTTATTCTGATTCTCATTTAGATTTTCTATTATATTAGAGATAGTTCCCCTTGGAATAACTGAGTTGGCTTGCTTATCATAAGGCTTAAGATACTTACGTTTAGGTAAGTCACCTCGCGCTCTTCCTCTATGTATTGCACCAACAACAGCAGACTCTGACATATTTAATTGATTCATTATCTCTGTATTAGATGCACCTTCTAATTTTAATTGCCAAACTTTTTTAGTATGTGCTTTTATTTCTTTCGTCATAGTCTTTCCAATTCTATTTGGATAATGTAGTTAAGTTAGGCGGGGCAATAGTTGTCTAGCAATAGGTCACGTTACTAAATGCGCCAAACATTTTAACCCATTGCCCCGCACGATTTAATCTTCTTCTTCCACCTCCTCTCCTGTGCCATTGCAATATTCACAATGGCCCCAAACTGAATCAACATAGCCAGATGAAACTGAATTACTCATGGGTACAGTTACTTCGTATTCCATTTCACCTGTGCCATTACATTCTTTACAATTAGAAATTGATCTCGTCATCAATTGCCTCATATATTTCTGGATGATTATCTTCCCATGCTTTCGAAGCACGTTGTATAAATTTCTCCTTATTAAACTTAGGGTTAGATGCTGCTAACTTGTTAGCTATTGATTGAAATTCAGAGGGCCACTTAATGTGTGGCCCAATGTTGTCTGCTATAAATTCAAAGTGTTGTCGCGTCATCCGCACTATAAAGCTACTCCTTCCATGTTTTCCCAACGCTCATGCTTCATTGCTTTAGCAATAGCATCTTCTCTGTTTCGTCTTGCGACTTCTGGTGTACGCAAGTCAGATGTGTGACTCGCCCAATAGGTCATCGTATTATACAATGCCCATTTGTTTTTACCTAACGATGAAGATTCATTGCTCCATATATTAAGTAAATTCTCCAACTGTTTTTCATTAGTCTTAGTAACTAACTGTTGACGTGATGCAGTCTTAGCTATTGTATTCTTAAAGAATCTTTCAGCAGCATGATTGCCAACTAAAGTCTGCATCCAGCTACGCCATAAGTCTTGATTGTTTTTAAACATATCAATGCCATTGACCATCTTCTGTGCGCTGCCCTCTATGTTAATAGAACTGGTGTGCTTGAAGTTACTACGAGCAGTACCTAGTGGTGTCGTGCATCCATTCAAACACCACAGTCTCAAGCCATCTGCTGCCTGAGAAAATGACCAGCTTGCATCATAAGAATTAAAGAAGTTAATACGATACTTAACAATGTCACCTACTACTGGCTCAACTGTTATGTTATTGAACAACACCTCACCTCTAAGCTTACGTCCATTCTCAATGACGCTAAACTTTAATTCATAATCATCAGACAAATCAGCTTGCTTAACTGCATCTAATGTACTGTTAACTACATCATCATGAGTTAATATCTTATAGCGTGAGCCATGTACGCCCAGTACCTCATTGGTATCAGTGCGCATCACTGCTTGTGATCCTTGTATTACATTACCATTCTGATCATAAACTGGCTGTGATTCTACTGGGAAATTAAATTCCTCTTCGTTAATCATATCAAACATCTGATTGGTTCTCCTTTTCATAGATGTCTATGGCTAAGTTCCAAGCCATTGTTGCAACAAGCACCATGCTTGAGCGTTTAAATTCTGGTTCACGATTAATATAATCAATAATCTCAGACCAATCTTGAGGTGTCCTTACTAACTCCACTTTCTTCATCAATAATTCCTTAACTCAAAAATCAAATTAAAAGTTCATTCACAACTAAGTTATTTTTAGCTGCGCGCAATTTTGTTCACCTCCTATCTGCGTATCTCAAACTGTTAGTGAAACGGAGGACTTTCGCCC